TGCGCTGCAGCGCCATGTCTAGAGTGTCACTAGATACGCCCGTCTGCTCTGCGGCGAATCGCAGCTTGGCCAAGTCTTCGGTGGCGATGCCGAGTTTGCCAGACACCTTTGCGAGAGAGTCAACAGACGCAAGGCCGGATTTCACCATCGCTGCGCCAGCGGCGGCAGCAGCAGCAGCAGTCGCAGCGCCGTACTTCGCAACTTGCGCGCCCGCCCTCACAAACGACTTTTTCGCTTTCTCAAGTCGCTGGGAAACTGTCTGCTCATGCTTTCCAACAGCATCATCCGCAGTCTTTAGCTCCCTGCGTAATTGTTCAGCAGTCGCCTCAATGCGGACCAGCAACCTCGATGCTGCATCACTTGCCATGCTTGCCTGTCCTCTTGTCTAACTGCCTCTGCCGTGCATCCATCTTTGCGCGGTGAAACAGAGTGCGCTGCTCTTGCAGCTTCTGCTCTTCTGACTTCTTTTTCGGCTTGCTCGGCCCAAAAGGATTCGTCTGCATCACAAATTCACCCTTTCCCTCAATGGCAAGCGTAATCTGCGGCACAGGCGTGGTAAGGGCGATCTGCGGAGACCACCCTAGCCAGCCAGTAGCCAGCTTGAATAGATCCTCCGCATACTCGCCTGGGCCAACTACTCCCCCGACTCAGGGCCCTCGTCAGAAGTGGGAGGGCTGATGATGAGACCAAGGTACTCAGCAGCGATGACCGCCATCGACTCCAGGCCTTCAGACAAAGCGTGCTCCTTTAGCTGCTCTGTCTTGTCCTTGTTCAGCCCTGCTCCCTTGGCGATGATGAATACCGCATCACCCCACCCCAGAGACATACATTTCTGCGCTGCCTTCTGGAAGTCACCGAAACGCCGTTCGATTTGCTCAATGGCAGAAATGGTGACTTTCAGCGTGTAGTCATGTCCGCCAATTGTTACTTCCTTCTGCCCTGCGCTTACTCTGCTCATGCAGCAACCTTTATGATGGCCGTGTTAATCCGAACTTCGCAGTTCAGCATCAGCACCGAGTTTGCGCCTGATACTTCCTCAACTACAGAAGCAACCTGGCCAGCAAAGTAACGAATTTCACCATCGCTGTACTCGACTTTGAAATTGTAGTTTGCGCTCGTGTCATCCGCCTCTGCGGCAATGAGGTTATCTTGACCAGAATCGCCACCGATGAACGCCATAGCGATATTAAGGTTGCCTGCATCCCGTGCGCCCTTCAATTTCTGCACCCGTGCGTCAGTCAGTCCCGTAAACGTCACTTCGGCAGATGAATCACCGAAAGAGCCGATAGACTCGACGCCGCCGATTTCAACCCACGTTTCGCCGCCGTATGCCGTGGCGTCGGCCATTGCAGTCGTGCCACCGATTGACACGGCAACGTTTGCGCCTGTTTGAATACCCATAATGCTAATCCTCGTGCTGAGTGATAATGCGGAGCGTCATGTGCCCCTTGAAGGTCAAATTGTCCGGCTCGCGGACGGTTTGTGTACGCTCCACGCGCACCGATACAACGCGCCCTGCTGAAAGTGTCAGCGGGGTTTCGTTGATTGCTGATAGCTGGCCCAAAATAGAAATCACCTCGGCCTGCCCATAAGAGCGGGACCAGACAGATAAATAAGCGTATCGTGTCGTCACACGCAGCTTCAGATACGGGTCATCAACCGCCATGATTGAATCTATGCACACATAGGGGTAGTCCGACCCTTGAGGAACGGCATCCCACACAGGGCAATCCACAAGCGCCTTTAGACGAGCAAGCAAAGCAACATGCAGCGGCAGGCCGGGATCACTCATTGCCTGCGGCCTGCTTGATTGCTGTATCAATAGCACCCTGCACTTCGCGCAATATCCAGTCCCTGTTCGCGTCGAATGCCGGATTCAGGAACGGCGCGGCGGGCCTGCCTGGGTGATTGCCGTGCGGCTTTACTCCGAACTCAATCCAGTTCGCCTTCGATAGCTGGAATCGAGCGTCATCGTCTTTTATGGTCGCCCTCGTCAAATCGCCTGACTTGGTGTATTTCCTCGCGCCGCCAGCAAACCCCGACTTTCTGATAACTGCGCGATCCGCCCCAGGTCCTATGTATGCAGACATGCCATCATTGCCCAGCTTGTACGATATGGACCGCTGCAAGTCGCCTTCGTCAACAGGCGCGCCCATCATCATATCGGCCTCAATGGCCTGCGCACCCTGCTTTATCGCGTCTTTCACAGGCTGCGTTATCTCTGGGTCCATTTTCCGCAGCAATCGGCGCAGCTTGTTTATGCCCTGATACGCTCTTTTACTATTCGCGCTCACACCGCGACCCCGCGCTCCGCCTCAATCATCATGTAAACCGATCCCGGCCCACGATCAGCGATGAAGCGGATGTTGTACTGGTGGCCGTTCCAAACAATCACATCATCGGCATTCAAATCGCTGCGATGATGGATGTGAAACCTATAGTCAGCCTGCGCTTCAGTTTGTTGTCCCATGCGCCGTTCATCGCCCCGCATTGGGTAGGCCGAGGCATAGGCTTTGGCGACCACCGCAAGCGTGGTGTCTAGCGACCCGTCAGCCTGCTGCGTTTGCTGTTTGCGGCGTATTTCGATTACGTGCCGCAGATCAAGGTGATTCACCCGATCACCCTTGCGCGGTAGTTGTCCGCAATCGCTTGGAATGCGTGCGGGACAGTGTACATATTCGACTGATTCGCACCGGTGATAACGCTCGCATTGTTGTACCAATGACCAACCAGTATGCGGACTGCCGTTCGGATCGGTGCCGGGACGTCGCTTGCGTGATCGCCGTAGCCGCAAACAACGTCGAAGCGCACCGCATCGTCGCGGGTGAACGTGGACGGCAGAGACACGCCATCCTCCACCTCAAGCGTGGCGTTGTCTGGAGACGCCACAAGACGATATGACGATGACGCAAGCGTCTGCTGTGCATTGTCCGCATCGTAGTAGCTGATGGCAGATATGGACTGCGCGGGAACCACCGGAAACCCGAACTTGATGGGGAAGCGCGGCAGCGACAACCGCCACGTCTGGGCCAGCAGCGCACGGCTGAACACCCCATCCCGCCCATCGCAATACTCGGACGCCGACTCAATCAGCGACAGGATCAGATCGTCCTGATCGTTAATGCCCAACAGCCGCAGGTCGCGCTTGCAATCTCCCAGCGTTACAAGGTCACCCACTGGCGGAGTGATGCGCTCAATCATCGCGGGTTTCTACCCTGCGCTTCTTGGTGGCTCGCTCGACCTTCTGAACAGGCTCGGCTTCTCCATGAGAAATCAGAAATCTAGCCTCCGACTCCGAAACCTCCACGATTTCCCCAGCGCTTTGAGAAATGCCGGGGCCGACGCGAGCCATAGTCAGCTTGACCTTTACAGTATTCATGCGACCACCTTTGAATAGGTGCCGCCCCGAAGGGCGGCGAGTAGTGCTTAGGATGCAGCGTGCAGAACGTGCTTGATTGCTGCGGTGTTCAGCAGTTCACCGTCAAACCGCTTGAAGCCGACCATCCCAACCTGGAAGTTCTCGGCGTACCGCTCGCGCAGAGCGAGAGTCTGGAATCCAGCAACCTTGCGGACGATGTACTTCGAGAAATCGCCGAACAGGATGGACTTGGCGGATGCGCCAATGTCGGCCATTGCCTGATTGACGCTGTACGGATGGCCGAGGAGCGTTGCAGGCTCACCGATACGCACGTCGCCCATCTGCCAGAGGTAGTTGTTCTGGCCGTCCTTCAGCTTGCGGATTTCGGCAAGCGTCGAGTCGTTGAACATCCACCGACACTGCGGGCTGGAGCGATACGCGGGGTCGATCGAATGCACCAGGGCGATAAGGTTATCGGCAGTAAACGAGCCTACGGCGGCATCTACGCCCTTGGCCGATGCAGTCACCACGCCATTAGGCTGCGCAGTGCCGGTGCCCGTCGTAAGCGCCGTGTTTGCCGTGCGACCCAGACGCTCCGCGAACAGTTCCTGCATAAGCTGCTCAAGGTTGAACTCGGAATCCTGGAGAAGTTCCATAGAGACGCGCAGCATGCCGGTGTCATAGACGTAGGCATCCAGTTCCTTGTTTCCGAAAACAACGTCATCGGTGCCGTCGTCATCAACCGAGGAATTTTCAGCCTTGATGCGCCCGCTGTTTGCGGTGTCATCGGTCGTCGGCCAGTTGATGCGAGCGCCAGTGCCGGTCACAAGCTCGCGACAGACATTGGCGTCCCACATCGGACCCCATGCAGCCATCGCTACGTCGATCTCGCCAGAGAACTCGGTCGG